AACAAAATTATTTGCTGCTGACTGTTGACAATGTCACAGGGCAGGAGTACCGTTCACCTATCGACTACGGAGCAAGCCAGATGACGACCATCGAACAATCCCGCGCACGCACCGCCAGCCGCAAGGCCGCTTATGACGCAGCTGTAGTGGCCGACGACAAGTTCCATGCATGCGTCGTGAAACAGTTCGGCGCACGCCAGGCATCCGAGGCGCGCTACGGCAAGCCCAGTACGTTCAACGCCGAGACGAAGGCCGCCTATCTCGCCAAACTCGATGCCGACCGCATCCTCTCGGTGCAGCCATGAACCGCACCGCCTACTATCAAGCAATGCACGACTATCGCGACGCGCAGTTCGGCATGCACTGCCAGGACCGCGAGCATGACGGCGAGGTACTGAATTCGTTCGAGCTGGCCGCAGCCGACCGGGCGTATTACCGCAGTAACCCGTTGCCGTGGTCCCTGACGAACGCCGTCGATCCGCTGAGCCTGTGCGGTGCCGTCCGTACCCGCATCGCCTGGGCGAAATGGAAATCGTGGAGTAAGCGGGTGCCGCCGTATCGTGCTGCCGCTTGAGCGTCATGACCAACAACCGGGAGTCAACCATGCAATTCAGCGAACTATCAGGATTGTCGGACTCGAAAGTCGTCGCCTTGGCCGTCAGCACGCACTGCGCGAGCCTGGGCCTGACGAACACGATCCGCGAGGCTGCGGCACTGAGCGATGCCGAAGACGTCCTGCGCGCCGGCGGATCGCGCGCAATGGCTACCTGCGTTGGCGTGGCTATAGCGAATCGTGCCGCTGTCTCGATTATCACCGCCAGGGCTAGTGGTATCGGCCTCGATAACCGTCGCGCGCGTTCGATCATGCAGAGGCGGATCGAGCAGGCCAAGCGGTTCATGCAGGAGCTGCATACGTGAGTACGCAGACGGCGAACGATCTGCGCGCTGCTCGGAAATTGATCGAGAAACCTAGCGCGTGGTGCAAGAGACGCAGCATCATTGATATTAACGGTTTTCTGCTTAGTCCAGATGAAGCTAAGCGCGCTGTCAAATTCTGCGCACTTGGTGCAACTTGGGCTATTCGAGGGATAGATTGCGACGCGGATATGGCACTGATGCGCGCAGTCCTGCAGAAAGGATTTTCATCAATTGGTCATTTCAACGACCACCACACAACAACGCATGCCGATATTCTCGCATTATTCGATTGTGCCATAGCTGCCGAAGAGTCTGCACCATGAAAACCGAAACCCGCATCGAAATCCGCTGGCATTCACTCGGCGCGATGTTCCTGCTGTGCTGGCTGTCCGGCATGGCGATAATTTTCCTGCCGACGCTCGGCGCGATCATCGCCGTATTCGTCTGCGTATTCCTGTCTTGGTTTCTCGCTGACTTGTGGGGAGCGCCGTTCGGATGAACGATAACGAAGATTTGAAAAATGTAAAATGTCCACAATGCAAAAAATCATTCATGCTCATGTGGAATGACTACTCTAATTTTGGCGGAACCAAGCAGTCTTTGTTTATTTACAGCTGTCCAAGTGGGGGAACATATTCAGTTGAAATACACTGCCCACATTGCAATTACGTCGAAGAACTTTAACTTTTCAACCAGCCATAGGAATCAACATGACCATCAAATCCCCCGAACTGAAAGTCTACGAAGTCGAAACGACGCCGCCCCAGTTCGTCGAGGCCACGTCGCCGGCCGATGCGTTGTCGATCTCGACGGGCATCGCGGTCCCGAAGCCCTGTACCGGCTCGACCGTGCGCCGGCTGTACGTGGACAAGGTTGCGATCAAGTCGCGTCCTGCGCCCGCTGCGGCGGCCACGACGGCCCCCGCCGGAGCAGCCGAGCAGGCGAAACCGTGAGCGCCGAGAGTTCCACCGCTTCCGGCGGCATCGGCTTTACCGGGCTGCTGACGATCCTGTTCATCGCGCTCAAGCTGACCGGTTACATCACATGGTCGTGGTGGTGGGTTCTGTCGCCATTGTGGATTGCCGCGTTGACGACGATCGCGATCCTCGTGCTGATACTTCTCGGCGCGGTCGTCGTGGCAATCATCGCGGCGGCACGCAAATGATCCTCTCCGCCGGCCCATGGGATATCCCTACGGTCGGCGGCTAACCGGAGTAGCAACAGATGAGCGACGTTCGCGTGTTTTTCGACAAAGACTATCTGTACTCGTTCCATCTTGACGGCAAAGATTGCACCGTCACGATTGATCGCGTTGTGCAGGGTGCCATTCCCGGCACGGACGGCAAGAAGACGAAAAAACCGCTGGTCTACTTCCGCAGCCAGCAAAAACCGCTCGCGCTCAACATCACGAACGTCCGCGTGATCGGCGGCATGTACGGGTTCAAGGCTGAGGATTGGGTCGGGAAACGAATCACGATCTATCCGACAACGACGACATTCGGGCCGAAGACGGTCGACTGCATTCGCGTGCGGCCGACGATTCCTCCGGCCAGGAATCCAGAGGGCGGCATCAACGAAAACGCAGCGATCCCGATCGAGCATGAGCCTGTCGTATGAACAGCCGAGGTTGTGTCATGAGTGGCTTGCATGAGCAGCGTAGCGCCGACTTCGCGCGGCGCGTTGCTGTTGAGCAGTTCTTGCTAGATGCGGCGCGCGGCAAGCGACCGTTACCTACTGCTGACGAATGTCGTGAGCTGGCGCATAAGCTGGGCATTCCGGACGAGTATCGTGCGCCTAACACCGAATCAGCATTGCTGTCGGCTTATAAAACGCAATGGCAACTTAAGCAGGCGGCGCAGCGAGCCCATGATATTTGCAATCAACTGCGCATCCTGCATCCCGACATAGAATCGTTAGGCGATGACGGTGAATTGCATTGTGCAATACATTCGATTCTTTCAATAGATACACCTAACGCACGTGAGGTCGTTTGACATGCCCATCCAGTCCCTCCATTTCAGCCGCCTAAAACACATGGCCCGCAGCCCACTGCACTACCTCGCCGCCGAGGTCGAATCGACGTCAGCCATCGAGAAAGGCAGCGCCGTACATTCAATCGTTCTCGGCGGCCGGCCGGTCGTATCGTGGGAGGAAGGCCGCCCCCGTCGCGGCAAAGATTACGACGCGTTCGCTGCCGACAATCCGGGCGCGATGATCCTCACGGCCAGCGACTACGCGAAGTCCCAGGCCATCGCCAGCGCCGTCATGCGCCACGATCTGGCAATGACCGTACTCCAAGGTCGGCGCGAGATCCCGCTCGACTGGAGCGTCGCAGGACGCGCCTGCGCCGGCACGATCGACGTACTCAGCGATACGTTCGTGACCGAGCTGAAATGCACGGTCAGCGCCGAGCCGTCGAAAGTGATGTGGCAGGCGTTGAGAATGGGCTGGTTCGCGCAGTTGCCGTGGTACATGGACGGCGCCGAGGCGTCAGGGGCGTGCGCGCCGACGACCGGGTATATCGTCGCGGTCGAGTCTGCGGCGCCGTATGCCGTGACCGTGAACCGGCTTACCGAACGCGCCGTCGATCACGGTCGGCGAACGTATCGCGGCTGGCTCGAACGACTGCTGGTCTGCGAGCAGAGCGGGGAGTTTCCTGCATACGCGCAGTCGATTGTCGACCTCGATGTGCCGGACGATGAGATTGAGTTGGATTTTTCGGGGCTGGATGAGGGGACGCCGTGATGTGTTATGCGATCCTGATCGTGAAATATCGCAACGACTCCGGCAACCCGGAGAAGCCGATTCAGTGCGACAGCGAAGCCGAGATGGTCGCCAAAATTCGGGACGTACAGACGCGGCCGGAGGCGACGCAGATTGATGTGTTCGTACACAACCCGCACGCGTCGGTCCAGCTTATTCAGGAGTGGCGGACGCGAGGGACGGTGCCGCGATCGGTGTCGGACGCATGAGCACCGGCGTGCGATTCGGCGACCCTCGCCACCCATGGCGTGCGACGACCGAGCATTGCGCCAAGGCTGGCCGCGCCGCTCGGAAGAAATCGCCGTGGGGTAAGGGCAGCGCGATCGATTCGGCGCATGCGCGGGCGAAGCGGTTGAAATCTGGGTTTAAGGAGCGTGATGTATGAACCGCTGGCTCGCAGCTCTGATCGCCCAGGCCATCGGCTCAGCGTCCGGCGCGACGATCACCCTTCCAGCCGTTTCGTTTCCCGGTCTGGTTTGCTACGCGACGTCTGCTGATTGTCATGCTGTCTCGCTATGGGTGCAGCAGTGCGGTGAGTTGAGGGTGGCGATTTGTGGGCCGGACAAAATATTTTTCGACAATTTCGAGGTGAGGAAATGAGCAGGTCAGGATATAGCGAAGATTGCGACAACTTGGGTCTGTGGCGTGGTGCCGTTCGCAAAGCGGTGACCGGTAAGCGCGGCAAGGCTTTCCTGCAAGAGATGCTAGATGCGCTCGATGCACTACCACAGAAACGCCTAATTACGCAGGCTCTACAGGATGGTTGCGAGGTATGCGCCATCGGTAGTGTTGGCCTGAAGCGCGGCATGGATATGTCGAAAATGGATGTGACGGACCATGAATTGTTGGGAGAGGAATTCGGCATTGCGCGCGTTCTTGTGGCTGAAATTGAATTTGTCAACGACGACGATTTCGGCTACAACCGCGACAGAACACCAGAACAGAGATTCGAGCGCGTACGCAATTGGGTTTCTGACATGCTGAGCGGCGGTGATCCTGGTTAGCACCCCAGTCCCAACGCTGAGAGATTTTCGCGCCCCACCACAATGCGCTAGGAGGATGAGATGACAAAACGAATTGACCCAGACATTCTAGCGATCAAGCGTGCCAGCAAAGCGCTACGCAAATCAAGCTCGGTGCTGATGCTCAAAGCTAATCTTCATTTTCTATTTGGTCACTGCACATCACCAGAATTCATAGCGATGCTAAATAAGCAGGAGAAGACGCAGCCATGACGCCCACCCAACCGCACCGGCGGGAGCTGGCAGACGACCGGCCGTTATTGCTTTATGGCGATTCTGCCGGGATGCGGGAATGGTCGCAGAAAGCAGACGCCGCGCTCCGTGCCTGCGCTGATCTGCTGGAGGCCGAAGAAAAGTTACCGGAGACGGCAATGGCTGACGAACGACTTGCTCACGTTTGGGTTGTCGAAGTACACCCGAACAGGTTTTGGATAATGCAGAAGTCATTCGTTATGTGGACTGCTGCGGAAGAATGGCGGTTGAGTATGGAATCTTTCTACCCAAAGAATCAGATACGTATTTGCAGATACGTCAGGGAGCAATTGAAATGACTAATCCGATCGGCGTAGAACTAGCACCCGGAGACTGCACATGATCGGCGAACGACTTTTGCGACGGCCAGACGAACCGACAGACCGTGATGGGTTAGTTTATCGCATCATCATCCAGCCCGGTGCCTACGGTTTCGCCAACGATCAATGGTGGGCCTGCACGCCAAATGGACTGAGCGCGAACCTACGCCGGCATACGACGGTAGAGCACGAAGACGGCACGATTACGGTCACGCCATCGATTCTCGTCAACGAAGGTCGCGAGCAAAGCTGGCATGGCTATCTGACGCGCGGCGAATGGAAGGAGTGCTGACATGCGGCCGACTTGCTGGATGTGCGGCAATCAACTGATGTACGTCAACGGTGCGCCAGTCTGGGCAGAGATTGTCGAGGACGGGGTTGTGCATCGCGTCCACAAGGATTGCAAGAAGTACGAGAACGACTACGCGACAGCCTACGCGAAAGACGATGTAAAGCTGGCGCTGTGTACCACTGGCTGCAACCGAACACCCGGAGACGGCAATGGCAACTGATACGAGTACGATCAAGAAAATGGCTATTCCGTTGAGTCTAGCTGACGGCGTGAAGACGATGGATGTTTGGGCGGAAGTTGCAGCCGAACGTGACGCCCTACAATCCGACCTCGCCAGCACACGCAAGGAGAACGACACATTTCGCGGTCTACTCGGCAACAGTTCCAAGCCGTGTACGTATTGCGGACTAGCGGCTGCGGATCAGGCGAAGTGTACGCGAGGATTCCCCGGCTGCGCACGCGCTGACGATCAGTTGCTGTCGGAGCACTTCGCGGCTGGTTATGACGCCGAGCTGACGCGCAAAGAGCTGGAGACAACCCGCACCGCGCTTGCGGCGGCGGAGAAGGATGCGGCTGATTTGGAATGGTTGTCGCAGCGTACCTGTATTGGGTTGCCAACATCCAAGCGCCCATTTCCGCAAGTCGAACTGAAAATATGGCAGAGCGAACGCGAGTACATCGTCGCAAGTAGCTATGACGGCGTTGGCTCATGCACTTTGCGATCAGCAATTAGAATAGTTCGTGAGCATTTTGCACGCGCCGACGACCGGCAGGAGGGGGTGAAGTGAACGAAAACCAGCGGCGAGTGATTGAGTTTATGAAGGGCGATCCGCGCAATCGCGATCTGTATCAAGCTAGCGATCACACCAAAAATTTCGTTACCCATAGTGGCGGCGACCAAGTTAAGCCTCTTACGAACGCCGAGTGCAACGAGTTGCTCGCCGCTGGACTGATTGAGCCACGATGGAAGGATGCGGCGCATACTCGCTACTGGTGCCTCAAAGGATATTCGACATGACTAACCCCGACCGCGAATTGGACGTTCGAGAACTACTCAAGCGCGCCGTGTTGTTGCTCGATCAATATTACCGAGTCCACGGCTGCGGTAACGCACGCAAGTTAGCTGACGAAATATCAGCGTCGCCAGCGGTTGCTGCACTCGCCCAGCATCCCGCACCGAGCGCCGATGGGGTGACGGTGCAGTATTGGCGCGAGGCTTTCAATCAACTGCACACGTCGCACAACTTCGCGAAGTGCATCGGCTATGACGCTTGGCGCGATCTATTCTTCATCATCCAGCAACACGCAGCCGAGTTAGCCGCCCTCGACAACGCCAAGGAGAATGGAAAGTGAGCAAATTTTTCGTGATGCTGAACGTGCAGGACCGCGTTATCAAGCCCATGGTCTGCGAGGACGGCGACACCGTTGCTATCTACGACAGTCGCGAAGAGGCTGAGCACGACGCCGAAGAAAACCTGCTCGGCAATGCCTACGGTTTTGAAGTGTTCGAGACGGAGATGCTGGAATGACCACCCCCACCAACGACGCGCTGCGTGCAGCAATCAAATGGATAGAGGACTGCTGCAATACTCACGGCTGGAGTCCGGAAGCGCTGGACGCAAGGAACGGTCTTAGGGATATCCTGCGCCAGAGTGCTGCGGGCGATTCACTGATGCAGCGCGAGTGCGTCAACGTTCGATGCAACGCGTGCGATAGATCACTCGTCGGCGTCAAATGTCTCGATCCTACTTGCGAGACTCAGGGGCAAGCATGCGGATTGCGACCGCTACTCGGCGTCAAAGTAGTTGGCGACTAGGCGCTGCGGCAGGCGATTGAGCGTCGCATAGCAGGGTACGAACAGCGACGTCGGATACGACGGCGATGTGCTGACGAATGCTGCGATCAAATCGCTGCGCGACCTATTTTCGGAAGCAGCGAAGATCGAAGCCAGTCAGCCCGCACAGCCGAGCGCGGTGGCAGTGTTGAAATTCTCGAACGATTGCCTACAAAGAGCGATACCGCCATGAGTGATGACAAAAGTTTAGCTGAGAAGTTGAGAAAGAACGCCAAAATATACGGCGGCAATGATCGAGTATTGGCCGCCGCAAGATTGGATGCTCTGCGAGAAAGAGTTGCTGAGCTTGAAAAAGGGTATTGGCTGGATGGTCAGCGTTACATCTGCAAAACATGCAATGCTGGAACTCCCGCCGATGAATATCGAAAGCAGCGTGGCGGAGAGAGCCATGAGTGATGAACAGTTGAAAAGCCTTCTCGCTGAATGTTTAGAGGTAGCTGAAAACTGGCCTGGAGTTGCTTATACAGACGATCTTCGCCAACGCATAACCGCAGCCATCGCCGCTCGCAACGGGGCGGGGGAGGATGCGATATACCAGTACCGACGCAAGACAGAAAAACGGTGGACCGAAATACCGGCAGCCCAAATGGAATATGCGCTGGATCGGCCGGAGCAATTTGAGACTCGGACGCTATTCGCCCATCCATCCCCAACACTCGCCGAGCGGTATTTTATGGCAGAGCAAGCTACATCGAACGATCGCAGATTCCGCGCGAAGAATTCGACATGTGGCTTGTCGCGCTGCCGTGCGGCTGCGGCGACGACGGCTGTCACGGATGGGCGGCTGTCTCGAATCGGCCTGATTCAATGCAGAATCACATCAACGTCTATTCGCCTACTGGCAAGTGAGATGCATTGGTTTTTAGCCAGGCTATTCGGCTCGATCATCATCGACGGGCGAGAGATCGTTTTATATCCGTGGCGGCGACGACCTAAGGCGGCGCCTCCCCCACAACCATCGCCGCCGTCCACAGATGCGCCCCCTGCACCGCCTGCAGCGCGTTGATCGACTCGGGCCGTCCGAACACGGCCAGCTGGTGCAGGTCCGTCGTGTTCAGCGTCGTCGTCCCCGGCGTCAGGTATCGCGGCAACACCAGCACGGCCAGCGCCGTCGCGACCTGATATCGCACGGCAGCGAATGAGTTCGCGGACCCGGCGTATGCAGCCGAGTCCGACATGGGCACGAACTTAAACGTCCATGTATTGTACGGCTTCACGTACAGCGGCCACGGCTGGTTCGAGTGCGACCGCCGATTCGTCGTCGGGTCGGTCATGCCGAACTGCGCGTCATCGCCGATCTTGAACTCCGCGCCGGTGCCGCACCAGATTTCGCCGACGTCGACCGACTGGCCGGGACCGAAATAAACCGAGCCGTTCACGTCGTTGAATATCTGGACGCGGAACCCCTGCCACGTATGCCCGCCAGGAGGCGCCAGGCTCGTCGCGCGCACAATCAGCAGCAAGGCCCCGTCGTCGCGCATAACGACGCGCTGCGTCTGCGTGGTGCCGCCCAGGACGACGGATATGCCGCCGTCGCGGACGCCCAGGACGACGATCTTCATCCCGGCCGGCGGCGCATAAGGCGTGCGCGGCAGCAGCACGGCGAACCATTCGGGCATGAGCGCGGGCGAGCTGGGGAACGTGGCGTTGAGCGTGATCGAGTCAGACGTCGCGGGCGTGCCGGTCGTCCAACTGATTCGCGTCGGAAGCGCGACCTTGCCGTCAGTGAGGTACGAATACGACGATCCGGCCGCCAGCGCGGCCGTGCTATCGGAACTCGTCAGTGCCCACGCCAGCGGCGAGGGGCGGTCAGTCATGATTCGCATTCGTCATCCCCAGCAGATCAATGTAACCATTTCGGACGTCGGCACTTCGGATATCCCGACGATCATGACCGGCTTCCCGGTGCCGAGCCCGTAGCGCGGATATTTCAGCGTCCAGACCTGCCCAATATCGTAGTTCTGCGCCAGCGCCGAAACCACTGGGACGTAGTAAAAGTTCCGCAGCACGGCGTACAACGCGCAGATGCGGTCGATCTCCGACTGAGCCTCAGCAACATCATCGAACACCGACGCCACAGCGCCGGCCTGCTGCGCGTAAACGTATGTCGGCGACAGCTGCTGACCCGACGCGGCGATAGCCTGAAACGGCAGTTTCAGCAGCGCGCGGACCGAGTTCGGGCAATCGGCCAGGGACGTCGCGCCGAAATCGCCGTCTGTGAAAACCTTGTTGTTCCGGCGCGCGCCGAACTGCGTCGACAGCCCCGGCGCCAGATCGGCCGCGATGCCGATCATGCTCATCTGCTGCGACCCGGAGATGTTCCCCGTAGGCGTTCCCATGATGACCGATTCGTCGATCACGCCCAGCGGCACCACGGACGTGGGGTCGATCAGCCGCGCGATCCTGACGACGCCGGAGCGGTCTATGTACAGGTCACAGCCGCAGCTATCGAGCGCCGGCTGCAGCGCGTTCCGAACGGTCGTCGGCTGCGAGATGAAATTCCCGAGCGAGTGGTACCCGGTCGCCAGGTCGATCGCCGCGGCGTCGGAACTCGCCCAGGTCGACGCCGGCAGGTTCGCCGAAAACTCGATGATGTGCTGGCAGTACTGCTCAAGCGTGATCCCGGCCAGCGCCGAGACGGTGAGCGGCCCGTTGATCTCGTACAAAAATACGGAGTCGATCTGCGCGACGTCGCCGCCGCTGACGAAGTTCGATGCCTGGTACGTGAGGACGAGCGGCAGGTTGACGCCTTGCGTATTCGTGAACTTCGCCGAGACAGTCGCTGGCGGGTGAACGTTCCCGCCGCCGCCGCCTGCCGAGGACGGATCGGCCGGGACGGTGTTGTACCAGTGTCCGGCCGGCATCCAGCCGACGGGCATGCCGAGGCCGACGTTGCCGGAGTACCAGAAATAGGACTGGGACGGCTGATCTGCCTCGCGCGTATCGACGCCGAACAACGCGCGGAACGTGAGTACGACGGCGTACGAGTGTCCGGCCTGGATGACGGCTGAGTTGAATGCGATCGACGTGAAGAATCCCGCGCCGCCAGCGTTCGGAAAAGTGACCGTCTTCGGCGTGCTGCCCCAGGTCGCGCGGAACGGCGCCGGTGCCGGCGTTGACGTGCCGATCCACCACGTCGCCCAATTTCCCGTGAACTCGGCCGAGCTGGTGAATACGTGGAAGTTACCGTGCCCCGACAGCAGGTCAGTCGGCGTCGTCGGGATGACCGCGAATGCCGAGGATGCATCGACTGTCACGATCCCGATCGGGTCGTCGTTGAGGATGATCCCGGTGTTGTCCGGCGTCGACGTGTAGTCCGGCGGCGCACCGACCGGCGACAGCTGTTTCCCGGCGACGCGCACGCTCGCGATCTGCCCGAGCGGCGCGTCGTGGATAGCATAGGTATGCGTCGAAGCGTTGAAGAGAATCGCCGGCACCGAGCGGCACGCGCCGAGGCAGATCGGGCGCGGCCGCCCCGCGGCGGACGGATCGGCGTTCGGTAGGAATAGCGAGGTCTGCGCCGGCCGGTCGAGAATCGCAAGGTTATCCTTGACCGTGATCGTTTTCTTGAAGTCGCCGCCGGACTGAACCTGGTCGACCACGGCGATTGCGATCAGCTGGCCCTCGGTGTCGACACTGCCGCCGACGGGCACACGCTGAATCGTGATCGGGTTGTCGCGCGCGTCGGTCGAGAATAGGAAGTCGTACGCGCCGGTCGGGTCGGTCAGCGTCAGGCTGCCGTAGCTCTGCGCGCCGCTCACGGCTGCGGACGACGTGCGCCACGGCCAGAAGTGTACCTCGCGCGTGATCGTCAGCCCCGCGGCGTCTGAGCCGTCTAGCGCGCCATCGTAGGCGAAGCTTGCGTTCGCGTCGGTGTCGAGCGTGATGAAATCCTCTGTCGCGAACGCGATCGAGGAAATCAGCGCCGACGGAATCCACCAGCCCAGGATATTCGGCTGCGGGTACTGAAACCGCTGCTGACCGGCGTTGAAGAAGATGAACCCAGGATGCGCCAGGAATCCGCCGAGCGACGCGGCCGGGTACCACGGCTGCACGGCTGGCGGACTGCCGCCGGGACTCGGCATCGTCGTATCCACCGAGAAGACGCCGTTGACGTAGAACGAGATCGTGTTGTTGATCGGATTGACGAATACGCCGATCACATCGCCGATCACGAACGGGGCGCCGCTCGCGACAGTGCCGCCCGCGATCAGCACCGTGCCGTCGCCGGTATACGCGACGCTGTTGCTGCCGCCGTCCAGCCCGATCTCGCCGGTTACATCGAATGCTGCAGTGCAGATGCCGACCAGCGAATATGTCGTCGTGTCGAACGCCGGGTCGCCGTAGACGAGGAATTCGCAAAATGACGGGTAGACCGACTGCGGGTAGAAGCAGCGGGCGGTGACGGGCGCTGAACCGTCGCTGTTATTCTGGACGACCTGATCGGCTTGCGAGAGAACCAAGCCGTTCGCGATTGCAGAATGTGCCGCATCGAATGTGGAGAAGATCGCGGTCATTGATTCTGCTGCGCGCCCAAGAACCAATAGCTAGTACCGTCGAACATGAAGTCGAGCAGCGACGTTTTTGCCAGAGTCACCGTCGTCGGGATTGCGGGGGTGCCCTGTTTCACGGTGCCAGGCCATGTGATTGTTGGCGACGTGCCGCTCGCGGGAGCGATGACTAGCAGCCGCAGCCGCGCCGGAGCGCTGCCGGACGGCGCGGTAAACGAGACGGTGCAGTTCGTTGCTGTGGTCAGCGTGAATTTGCGGAAATCGGACCCGGCCCAATTGACGGTGCCAGTAGACCCGAACGTGCCAGAGTCGAACAGTGCGGTGCGAAGCTGGTTGGCTGTAACCTGCAGGAATGAAACGCTGATAGATGCGTTTTGCAGAATACCCAAAGGGACGGGCTGCTTGAACGTATCCGTCGCTCCGCTAACGTCGACTTTCAGCAGAATATACAATCCCTGAATAAATACAAATGTATAAATTGTTGTAACGCTATTTGTGGCGGTTGGAAGATATTGGGCAGGAGCCGCGAATGACGTGTTGATTACGGCGGCCGGGAATGTCAGCAATGTATTCGCCGCGGTCGTTCCAGAGCTTGGCATCGCCACGATGAGCACACATTCTTTGCCATCCTGCGTTGGCGCGGTTAACGTCAGCGTTAACGGCGTATTCGCCGTTTCGGTGAGTATCACGCAATCGTTTGTGGCAAAGTCGCATGTCGCCGTGCCGCCCACGGTCCCGAGATTTACGGTCGCATATCCACTGAGGCGATTGATCTGCGCCAGTTGCTGAGCGTTCGACGCCTGCACCTGCGATCCCGACTGATTCCCGAAAACGGTGAAAGCACCTGTGGCATCCGGCCAAGTAGTCATCTCAGTCGACATTTTTCTAACTCCCGAAGGTAACTGTCACGCCGTTGAACAGGCATGGATCGCCAGAGAAAACAACCGCCGTTGCTGGCGCTGCAAATACCAATGTATACAATGCTGAAATCTGGTTGCGCACCGAATCCGTCAGCGTCACGCGAAACGCCGTTTCAGTCTCGCCGGTCGTCGTGCCGCTGATCGTATCATTCGTAGCCGATATTCCTGGCGGCCAGAATGCTAGCTCGCCCTCCGGCTTGATACTCCACGTATACGGCGCTTGCCCACCTACGCCAGTGAATGTGAACGAATACGCTACACCAGACCGTCCCACCGGCGGCGAACCAACAATGCGCATCTGGTTCCCAATGCGCGCGAGAATAGCGTTGCGAGGTCCGCTCATAGCTGAGGCAATCCAGACGAGAAAATCACGGCGAGTAAGCAGGAACACGGCCAAGTCCCGTTCGCGGACCAACGCCAGGGCCGCCGCCAAAACGCTGCAGCATCTGCCGCAGCAAGTCGTTTTGTTCGAGCGTCGCTTTCAGTAGCGCCTGCGTGTCGCTCGACTGCTGCGTCGCGCCCGACTTCACGGCCGTCACGACGTCAGTCGAATCGCTGACCGGTCCGCCGCCGATATGGATCGGTGAGCCACCCTTGCCGCGACCGACCGACCGCGACGAAGATCCCGCGTTGTTGTCGGCGTAGATATCGCCCGCAGAGTACGGCGCCGTCTGGCCGTTCAGCGTCGCGAAAATATCGGCGAGCAGTTCGTTCGTGGCCTTCGCCGACGCGACGAGATCGATCTGCGCACGCGCCGCCTTCTCCTGCTGATCGAACATCCCCTGCAGCTGATCGTTCGAGACGCCGAGTTCGGTCGCGAGCTGCTGCGTCGTAAACCCGTACTTCGCCGCGAGGTCCGCGAGTGAGCCGCCAGCGAATTCGCCGATCACGCTGAGGTCTTTCAGCAGCGTCGTCGCATCGCCGAGCCGCTGAGCCGCCGTCTGCTGCGCGGTCGCCGAGTCGATCTGTTTCTGCAGCGCGGCCGCCTGATTCAGCCAATACGTCTCAGCCGGTCCGCCAGCCGCCGCATGCCCTTGCGCATCGGCAAGCTTCGCCTTGAGCTGGTCAATCGGCGTGCCAAACAGCTTCGCCGCGATCTGGCCAGCTTCCTGCTCGGCCTGCTGCACGCCCTGGACGATCTTGTCCATGAACGACTGGAACGCCGTAGCGCCGTCCTGCGCGGCTTTGTTGGCCGCGTCGGTCGTCTGCTGCATGGCCTGGTCAAACGAGTGCAGCGCGGCGCCGGCTGCCAGCCACTGCACGACCTGCGCGGGCGTGAGCGTCGGCAGCGCGGCCTCGAACGCCTTGCGGAAATCGGACTCGGATATCGACGGGTCGAGCCCCAGCGACGTGAGCATGCCTGTCACGTCTTTCTGCGCCATCGCCTGCTGCTCGGCTTGCGTGTAGTACTCCGAAAAATAGGTGTTCCACAATGACGTGAGATTCTGCAGCGATCCCGCAGCCTTCACCATGTCGTCGTCGAACTTGACCAGCGCCTCGCCGGTCTTCCCGGTACTGAGCCCGAGCCGCGCGAGCGTCGTTTCGACGGTCGACGTCTCCTGCGACAGCCGCACGTAAGTCTGGATCAGCGTCTCGCCCTGCGCTTCCATGCCCTGGACGAACTTCGTCAGCTGCGTGAGCGTGTCGTCGGCCGCGAGCGCATGGCCCTGGTGAATATCCAACTCGGCCTGCGCAAGGAACTGCGCGCCGGCCATCAGATCGTTCGCAGTCGACTGCCATTGCTGCGCGATGGCCTGCGCCTCGGCCGACGCGTCGCCCATGTTGGCGAGCAGCGTGTCCGCCATGATGCGCGTCTGGAAATCTTGAATCGACTCCGTGTATTTCTGCCCGAGGACGGTCGACGTCTGCGTGAGCATCTTCCCGGCTTTGTCGAACGTCTCGTGAAACGAGCCGGTAACGATCGTTGCCGTGTCTACGCCGAACGCCGTTGCCTCGGCGACCGCCGCTTGACTGACGCCGGAGAAAAACGCCGCGATCGCATCCTGCGTTTTCTGATCGACCTTGACGTCAACGGTCTTCCAATACGAGCCGCCGAACAGCGCCTTCTTGCCCTTCTCGTCGATCGCCTGCGTGATCGATGCGCCGCCCTGACCGATATTGACGTTCGTCTCGCTGCCGATCGGCTTCGCAGCGGTGCCGAACAGGCCGCCGCCGGTGATCGCGTTCAGCGCCATCGCGGCGAGCGCGATCCAGCCGACGACCGGGATTGCCGCCAGTCCAGCCGCCAAGCCGCCGGACAAGGCCGCCGCGCCAGCGCCCGCCAGCGCGTACGTGCCGACGCCGTAGGCGATGCCCCCCGCTACCCCGCCCGCGCCGCCGCCGGCCGCCTTGAACTCGTTGTAGCCGGCCAGGATACCGCCCGCGACGCCGACGATCGTGCCGAGGCCGACACCGCCGATCTGGATGCCGCCAGCCGCACCGGCCGATGAGCCGTTGAACGCCGCCGCACCCGCGCTGCCAGTTGCGCCGGCTGCCGAACCGGCGAACGCACCGGAGCCGCCACCGAACAGCGAGCCGAGCCACGAGCTACCGGCGTTCGCGCCGCCGCCGAGCATCGCTAGGAGATTCGGGCCGCCGCCGCCTGCAGCAGCCCCGCCAGCCGTGTTGAACAACGTGGGCAGCAGCGATGAACCGGACAATCCGAAAATCTGATTGAGAAGCGGGTTGATGATCGCCAACTTCTCGAACGTGAACAGAATCGACTCAACGACCTGCTTGGCGACGTTCTCCAAATCCTTCATTACGTTGCCGCCCTCGACGATATCCTTGTTGAGGGTGTTGAAAACAGAATCGAAGGCGGACGTCGCGACGCCCTGCCACATTTTCATTACGGCTTCGTTTTCTTTAATGCGCGCGGTGTTTTCGACATGCGCATCGGCCTCTTTCATGAGGTCGTCTAGTTGTGCGGCATACTCTGGATGGCCGGCCTTGACTGCAGCAATAACCGCCTCGCGCATCTGTTTTTCTGCGGCGAGTTTCTCGATCTCAAGCTGATGCGCGCCGGCATTGACGCCGAGGTCCGAATCTTCCTCCTTGTACTTGTTGATTAGTTGCTGGACGGCATCCCCTGACTGCATCTCAACGCTGTGTAATGCGTTGAGTACGTCGAGGCGGCGATGATATTGCTCGCTTGCCGACGCCATGGCTTGAGCCATGAGCGTTTCGGCCTGATCGATATCTTTGGTGACAACGACTGCCTTGTTGTAGGCATCGACGACCTTTGAGACTTCTCCCTCATAGGTTGCCCACGCCTTTGCGTAGTCGTCGCCGACCTTGCCGGCAAACGAATCATTGATCGTCTGCAATTCCTGCATGCCCTTGGCGGACATGCGGGCTTGCTGCTCTGCGAACGCCAGGGCGGCGGCCTGATCGCGCGCGGCGGCGGCGGCGTCTTGGTGGGCTTTCTTCTCGCCGTCCAGCACCATCGCGTTATCGATGGATGCCTGCGCCTGTTTGGTAATGCGGTCGCGCAACACATCGATCTGAGTCGCCGTAAGCCCGGCCGACTCGGCGGCCACGCGCTGATCGATCTGGAATTGAACGGCGGCAAGGTGCGTGCTGAGATATGAGGCACCCTGTTTCGCGAGGGACTGCGCAAGCTTGTCGAACGCCGCAGCATCCTGCAGGGTGATTGCGAGCTGCTGTTGAGCGGCGCCCTGATCGGCGGCGGCTTTGTTTTTGTCCTGATAGGCCTGCTTCAGCGCGGTTACAGCCGTGAATTCTTGCTGCAATTTCGCGCGCCATTGCACGAACATCGTAGAGTTCTGATCGCCAGCAACGGCAATCTCGCGCTGATACGCGAGTAAATCTCGCTGATAATTCGTTAGCGCAGAATCGAATTTGTCAAGGTCAGTTGCCGGCTTGCCCCAATCGAAAACAAAACCCTTGATATTGGCGAATCCGCGTGACCATCGCTGAATGGCCTGCTCGACGTAACCCGCATCGTCGAGGATCTGCTGCGCGCGCGTATGCATGACCGCGCCGAGCGCATCCATGGCGACTTTCGCGGCGTCGATATCGTCGCCCTCACGGTGCAACGCCTCGATCTGGTCGAGAATTGCTTCCGTGAGGAAATGATATTGATTGTTGAGCTTGATCGTCGCGTCAACGGGCGACTTTTGGATTTCCTCGAAATCGGCGACGACTTCCTTGATCGACTTGCCGGTGACGGCCGACATGTCGACGGTCGCTTGCCCGACCTTGGCGATTTCGTCGGAGCTGAACTTGCCGGACGCGATCAACTGCGTCATTGCATCCTTGGCCGTGGTGAGCGACGTTGCGCCGCCGACCATTGCACGCGACATGAGTTCGACCGAGGATGCGGTCACTCCGGCGAAGTTGCCGGTCGCGATGATCTCCTTGTTGAGTGCCGACGCTTCCATGGCGCCATGCACCATCCAGTCGACGACCAGCGCACCAGCCGCAGCAAATCCGGCAATAGTCAATCCGGTACTGCTGAAAACCTTCTGCATCAGCCCCATGCGGTTCGCAAGGGTGATCGCTGAGCCCTCCATGCGCGTAAAGTTTCCGCGCATTGCCTCGCCGGTCAGAACGCCGAGTTCGCGCGCGACGCCGCCGCTGATTACTGCCGTTTGTCCCAACGCGGTATTTGTGCCAGCTGCAGCACCGGCAAGCGCGGCGGCTCCTGCGGCGGCGTTCTGCTCGGCACCAACGAACGCAGCGATCGGCACCATCTGCGCTTCTTGCGCGGCGATCTGAGCGCGAATCGCTGCTGTCTGCGCTACGGTGGCCGTCGTAGCCTTTCCGGCGCGCTCCGCGAGCGAGCGTTGACTTTCCGATACCTCGGCGTTCGCGGCGGCCTGCAGCTTAGACGCCGCAACCATGTCGCGGATACGCGCCGCCTGCTGCGCGGCAGTCTCACCGAACGCATTGACGGCAGCCGTCATTTCAGCGGTGCCAGCGACGACAGTGTTCGTCGCGGCACCCATGCCTGCAGTCAATTGGTCAGCGGTTACGCCTATAGTTACATCGACGTCATTCACTGCTTACGACTCCGGCCCGTTCCAATCAGGATCATCTTTGCGTTGCTCTGCGATCAGCCGCGCGCGTTCGTTTTTCAGGTTCTCGACGAGTTCGCTTTTCTCGTTTTTCAGCATGAAAAAGGCCCGCAGTTCTTGCAGGCCGTAGTCAGAGCAGTTTTCTTCCAGCGTCTCGGGCAGCATCCCGAGTTCGACCGCGATCGCTACTAAGTCGTGACGTTCGGGGTCGAGGAAGAGTTTTTTGCGACGTCCTCCACCGGTGCGGTGACGTTCGGCGTGTTCGCTTTCATGCACGCGCCGAAGTAGGCGTCGCGCTTAGCATCGGCCCAATCGTCAACGTCTTCGGGTTTGACCGCGGCGAAACCGTCCTGCGTGCGCACGGTCGCGGCAATCATTGCAACGATGAATTCCGCCTTGCGGATTTCGGGGATGTGCTCCCACTCGAACGTCTTTAGTTCGCCCTTTGCCGCGGCGAACATGGCGATGCGCTTGCGATACGGCGCGCGCTTCAAATGCGCCATATCCGTGACGTCGACACCGGCGTCGTTTTTGTACGCGATAGGAACCAGATCGATACTCATGGGATACCCTCTTAGGTAGGTCTGACCGGCGACGCGCCCGAGAGGGTGCCCGCCACGCCGCGAGCCGCGCGCGCCGCCGATCAGATTCGTTCAGGCGTGGGCGTGGGTTAGTACGTGTTGGCGATGACCTCGCCCTTGACTGACAGGACCGGGAAGCCCGAGCCCTGCACTTTCAGATCGGCGCGGATCACTTCGTTGTCGGCGTATTTGATTTGGAAGTCCGAGATATAGCAATCCTGCAGGAACCCGGTGCGCGCCCATTTCTTCGGCGTTGCGGTCTGTGCCGGCTGCAGCGCACCAGCAACGACCGTCGGCGCGTTCGTGGCGTCGCTGTTGCCGACGTAGAACTGTGTCAGCGCGGCAGTCGTGGCATTGCACTGCGCCTTAAACAGCTTGATGAGTTTCTGGTGATTCGTATTCTTCGGATTGAAGACGACCTCACCACTCGATTCGCCGGGAGCCGAACGTCCGCCGGCCAAACTATCGGCGCCGGCATCGTCCATGTTCGAGGTATCGATTTTCTTGCGCGGTCCACCCAGTGGCGCGAAGCCCTTGAGCTGATCGCAGGGGAGTACGACGTGAGGCGACACCGTGGTGTCCATCACGTAGACCTTGGTGCCTACAGTGCTAACGGAAGTGGTCATTGGAAATTACCTCACGGGTTGGAAAAACCGGCGCGAGGCCGGCGTTGATTACGCCGCCTTTGCGCGGCGGAACATGTCAAGGTGCGGCACCAGTGCGGCGCCGCTCCGAATTTCGTCAAGCGTCCATTGCCGGCTCGCGAGCCGTTCGGCCCACTGCCGGCGGTCTTGCGGCTCGGCCGGGATGTAGAGCGAGTGCGCGGCGACTTCCCAGGCCATCGAGCCGTAGTCCATGGCGACCGTAGGCTTGCCGGCCATCATGGCGTCGACGCCGGCGTTTGAATTGTACGTCACGACTAGACTTGAAGAACGCATTGCATCCTGCAGATTTCCCTCACTTTCTGAGGTGCGTTCCACGCGAAACCTCTCACCATTGTCCGGGTGAGGCCGGAACTTCACCGGCAGCCCAAACCGATCCTCAATCGCCACGGCCGCGTCGCGATACCACGCCCGAATATCGACGTCAGCAATCGACATGTCGCCGTCGCACTGGCCGATCAGCAGCACATACGACCCTGCCGGATTCCACGGTTTCAGCAGCGCCGGATCGAGCCGCGCCGAATCAACGAACCGCGGGAAACACGCTCGCCCGTTGAGCCCGTTCCAGCCGATCGACGCGAACCGCATGCGGTCGCCGATGTACCCGCGTTCCATCACGAGCACGTCGCGACCGCCGCCGCGCATCCGCGACCCCAGCCGCCAGCCCCAGCAGGCCGCTACAGGCTCACTGGGCGTCTGGCCTTCGCCATAGATGGTCGATGCGATGCCGTGAGCGCCCAGGCCCGCGGATAGCGCCTCGGCGTGCTCCTGCTGGTGTTGCATCTGGCATGCGACAATTCCGACGCGCATCATGTATGATCCGCCATAAGCCCGGACGGTGGCATTCGGCCGGTAACCGACGTTAATAGAGCAATCCCTGCCAGACGGCACCGGCAAAGGATAGGTCGCGGGAAGGTCGGCCCCCGCTCCTGGCTAACGAATGCGCGCCTGGATAGCTCAGACTTTAGCCGGGCCTTATTCATGGCAACTCCACCATCCACCGCTCCGTCGAGTGCGTGGCCGCCGTGTGAATCCAGGTCACGACGCCCGGCGAGAACCAATCGCGGAACAGCGAATCCCATTCCTGATACGGCCGTTTGTTGATGTGCAGGTCGGTGCCGTCGGCGAGCGTCGACGGCATGTTGTTCGCCGTGATGAGCAGGAAACGGCGCGCGACACGGCGCATCTCTCGGCACATCAGTTCGTCGTCGCCCGGCAGCAGATGTTCGATTACGTCATTGGAAATCACGACGTCAAACGACTGCGCCGGGAACGGCAGGTCGTGCGCCTGGGCGTGGATGATCCGCTCGCCGTTCAGCAGATACGGCACTACCTCAGTGCCGACGACCGGCGCGAATCCGAGCATCTCGGCGAAGTCGAGCATATGCCCACGCCCGCATCCCACGTCGAGCAGCGATCCGCGGCACGGCAGCGCGCGCAGGTCCGTTTCGGCATTCTCCATGCGCGCGCCGTGCATGCGGTAGCCGTCGTGCGTGTATGCCTCGGCATATTTCCTATGCTCGGCCGTGCGCGCGGCGTCGAGCTGAGCGTCGGCGCCAGGCATCTGCGCGTCGATTTCAGCCTGCATGTTCTGCAATCGTTCCGGGTTACTCATTGCGGCGTGTCTCATAGAACCCCTCTCAGGTCTACTCGTGGAAAACACGTCAGCGCCGTGACGCGCGATGCGTTCACGACCCGACGACCGTCTATCTGCTCGAACTCGCGGCACCACTCGGGGAAATCCGCTGCGGCCGTTCGTTCGAGATTCACCGTGTACTCGCGCCCTGTATGCGGGTGCGTGCGCGTGACGCTCGGGTGATCGCCGAACCAATGTCCGCTACCGCCCATGTCGTAGCCGAGTAGTACATACCGCTCGGCGTCGGGCTCGAACTGCTGCGCCAGAATCAGCGCCTCTATTCCGCCGTTCGACCCCCATACGTGCCCGGGCCGCCGGTCCGCGAACCGCGCCGTATGATCGTGCGGCACCAGTCGTGCGCCGAACTGCTCCGCGACAGCCGGGTCGCACGTCCAGCGCTCGCCAGCGAACGGCAAACGATGATTCGGGACCGTCTCGCCATTCGCCGTCGCGAGCCACCAATCGTAGTCTGCGGCGTACATCCAATCGGCCCAGGGTGCCGCGCGACAGCCATCGTTGACGACCATCACGCTAGCGCGACCCTGGCAGTACTCGACGTCCTCTGGCAGCAGCGATGGGCCGCCAGCGATGCAGACGACGATCACCCGACCGACACCGGTTTCGCCTGCAGATCGATCCGACACACCGCGCGATCGCCGAGCAGCCCTTCCCAATACGTCACGGCCGTCGGCTGCACGACCAGGCGCGCGCCGTCGACCTCAACGATAGGCTGACCGTCCGCCGGATACATCGCCGCCTGCAGCCGCGCGAGTACCTTGTCGACCAGCGCATTCAGCGGCGGCGTCATCGGCGCGGATTCATCGGACTGGTAAACGTAGATGTACCAGCACAGCGTGAACTCGGAGAACGCCACGCCGCCGAACGTGAACTCCGATCGCGGCATCGGCTCGCTGATCTGCTGCTGAAATATCGCCGGCATCCCGGCCGGGTCGAACGTCTCGACCAGCTGCAGGCGGCGGCTCTGCGTCTTGAATGTGCCGTCACCGACCGCAGGCGAGCCAGTCGGCTGACCCAGCGGCGCCAGGATCGCGAAGATCGCCTGATACCAGTCGTCGCGCGTGCTGCTCATTCCCACGGCTCCGGCGGCGTATCCACTACCGATAGCTGCCGTCCTTCGACGATATTCACCCAGCCATAAACGAACTGTCGCCGCTCAAGCTCGTTCTTTAATTGTTGCTGCAATTCCTGCAGATCGGCAAGCGACCCGCAGATGTTGAATGCGCCAACAATTTCACGCTTCTTGTTCCCGTGCTCGATAATTATTTTCATGACGTGGCCCCTCTAGCCCCTTCGCGACACGCCGCGTCGATCTGCGCCAGATACATCGGCGCGCGCTCGCGCAGCCCGGAACGCATATAGGACCGCTCGGGCATATTCACCGTGAACGCGCGATGACGCCGCGTGAACACCGTGTTACCTCCCGACTCGAACACCATCAGCGGCCCGCGAACCTCTGGCACCTTGATGTATCCGCCGTCCTCGTGAATCCGCGCGTAGGGCACCGCGTTTGCGTCGATCGAAACGCGCGTCGTGATCTGCGTCTCGGTGTTCGTGAACTCGGGATGCACATGCGACGACAGGTTTCCCGTCCGATGGTGCAGCACCTGGCCCTGTAGTTTGTTCTGCTGGATGTACCCAGTCAGGTCGTAGCCGATCGAGGTCATCGTCTTGACCAGCCGGCCACGAATGGCGGCCGGAATCGCAGCGAGCTTCCGTATCGCGCGGCTGTCGTCGACCGTGTTCGTAATCATTCGATCGTCCGCATGTCGCGCCACTGATCCATCGCAAGCTTCGCGCCGGGCGTCAGATCGCCACGCACGAACGTGATCGTCTGTTGCGCCAGCGTCTCGCCCTGAACTTCCATTTTCGTGCGCCGCTTGTACTTCACGGTCACGAGATCGATGCACACCTGCGCGAGATCGGCGGGGATGCCAGAAACGACGGGCGGCGAACCGCTGATCGTCGCGACACCCGCCGTGTACACCACGACGACATTCAACAGTCCTTTGCAGAAAATTCCGCCGCGGTAGTAGAGCAAATTGTTGTCAAACACAAACCCGACGTGACGCGGGTCAGCGGATGGCGGCACCGGCGAGCCATTGATCGAAACCGACGCAACGGCCGTGATCGGAATATTCGACAGCGACATTTGACAGCCGCCCGAGCCGGAACGATTCTCGGTGTATATAGCCGAGAAAATATTTCGGTTCATGTAGCGCGTCATGAACGCCGACGCGTTGGTTATGAGCATCTGGATCAGCGCATCAGTCGCGGTGTCCGGCTTAATCTGCGCAAACGCCTCAACATCTGCAACAGTCGTGAAATCGCCAGCTGCCATTCACCTACCCTCAAAACACCGGGGCGCACGATCGCGCCCCGGTCGATACGACCCGCTTAACCCGCGGCGATATTCCCGATGATGCCCGTCGCGAACGGCGCATATACCGCGAGTGTTTCTTCGCAGTACACGCCCGACTCGAACAGACGCGTGCGCGCCGGCCAGTCGATTTCGTAGTAGTCGCGGCGGAAATGGACCTCTGCCACGTTCGGCACTTCGTTTGACTGGTACTGCATGGGCAGATTCTCGGCCCAGGCCACGATCACGCCAGCCGGTAGCGCCGGATGGATCAGGATCGGGATCTTCGTGCCGCCGCCCATGGTGTACGGGTTGAAGTAGAACTCGATCGTTCCGCCCGCCTGCATCTGCGCGTAACCGACTTTCGGGTCAACGAAGTAGTTGAGCAGCGGCGCCGATGCGGTCGACAGACACTTGTTGGTGATGTCCTTCAACTGCTGGGCATTGACGAAGATGACCGACGGAGACACCTGGTAGTTGTTCCACATCGAAATCAGCATGTCGTCGATTTCTGTGACGGTGCCGTTACCGGAGGCCGTCAGCTTCGTGCCGGTGCCGGCCGTGCCCGTGGCGAAGTTCTTCACATACGCGCCGGCCGTGTAGTTCGTGGTCGCCAGACCCGCCGCCGAGGCGTAGGTCGCATACATCAGACCGTCGAACGCGGACGGACCCGAGCCGATGCCGGGATTCGTCGAATGGTCGGCCGTGATCGCCGTGCCGTTCTGACCGGTCGTGGTCAGCGCGGTCAGTAGGACCGAGTTCAGCGTCGTGACGGACTGCAGCTGATACACGCCGCCGCCTGCCGCATCGACGAACCAGCCGTAGGCTACGGCGCCGTTGATCGCCGGCGTCGAGATCGACATGGTGCCGGTGCCAGCGGACGAAACGGTCGTCGCGCCAGAGGCCGACGAGATCGCCGAGGAACCGCCGTTGAGCGTGAACGTCGCGCCGGTCGGATCGGTGACGGTCTTCGTGACCGGCAGACCGGTGACGATGGACGAGCCCGAGGCGACCCAGTTGCGATAGCCCTCATACGTCAGGCCGACAGCCTTCGCGTGGAACGTGCCGTGCGCCACGGTGCCGCCGGTGTTCGCCGAGGATACGGTCGGTGCCGTCGGCGTGCCGAGCGGAACGGACGTATTGCCGCCGAGGATCGAATTCTCTTCGATCAGCATCGTTTTCTGCAGCATGCGGATCGCGTTGCGCGCCTTCTCGTCCTCGAACCCTTCGGCACCCGCCCACGCTTCGTAGGTCAGGTTGATTTCCGTGCCGAACGTCGCGTAACCCGAGAAGAAGTCCGCAGCGGTCACCGACATGACGCCAGCGCGGCCGCCTTCCGGTACCCAGCCCATCGCGTCGAATCCGCCGCCGGCAATGGCCGTGACCGATTTCCAACGCGTCGCTTTGTCACCGTCGCCGCGCACGCGCGGGAGCCGATTGCGGATCGGCGTGTTGAAGGGGTAGAGGTTCGCCGCGGGAACCTTCAGATCGTAGTTGATTAGGTTCGTCGCGATCGAAACCGAATTTGCCTTTGCGAGCGGCTGAACCGAGAGCGACTTGCGGAGTTCCGCAATCAGCCCGTTCGTATCCAAGCCACCGCCGATGCGATAGTCCGACATGATGTTACCTCACTTATTTTCGATTGGAATTCAGCGGTGCAGCTCCGTGCTGCGCGCCGTACTTCATGACAAACTTCGTCATCGCCAGCGGATCGCCCGATTCCGCAGCTCGATGCAACTCGTCCTCACGGGCTTTGTTCAGTGCGTCGGCGTCGCTGAGCGTTACGCCGTCGTTGACCTTCTCGACGACACGCAGCACGCCTTTCGGCGCGGCAGGCAGGTCGTCCCAATTCTTCGCCTTGGCGCGCAGCACTGTGACGTGTTTCTGCAGCGCTTCATCGTCGACGTCGGTCATGCCGAGCGCCTTTGCGAGCCGTCCTGTCGCGGCCTTCTCGGCGGCACAGTCGGCGCCCATGTTCGCGGCGTGATCGTGGATCGCCTGCACGCGGTCCTGATCGGCCTTGGAGTTCCGCTTGCCGACCTTGAGCAGCTCGCGCACGCCGGTGACCTTCTCGGAGCGCGCAGCCTTCTCGGCCTCGGCGAGTTCCTGCACTTCCTCTTCGGCCATCTCGCACAGGATCTGCCCCAGTTCGTCGCAGACGGCCTTGAGGCGCGCCGGGACGGGTGAGCCGTCGCCTTCGATCGCGGCATCCCATGCGGCATTAGCGCGCACGCCCGCGAGCGCGTCGACCAGAATCGCCAGGTCGGCGACGGTCCAGAGTCCTTTCGTCAGCGGCTCGACCACAACGGACGGCGGCGCGACGACAGCGGGTGGATCGGCGGCGATCGGCGGCGCCATTTTCTGCAGCTCGACCAGCAGGCCCAGCGATTTCGTCGGACCTTCACCCGAGACGGCCGCGATCTGCTCGACGGTCATGTGCGCCGCGGCAAGTTTCTCGATCTCGCCGTTCGTGATCTGATCGTTGGCGACGGCCTTGCGCAGTTCCTCAAGCGCGGTGACCTTCGCGGCCTCGGCGGCGACAGCCTGATCGGCCTCGATCTTCGCCAGCAGTTCCGTCGGCTTGAGCGTGCCGGCGTCAAACAGTTTCGCAATGGCGTCGACAGCCGTGGCCTCGGGATCGCCGACGATCGGCACCTGAGCGACCATGCCGTCAGCCTTGACGAGATCGAAATTCGCGGTCGGGACGCAGGGGAAGTCGACCAGTGAGATTTCGGTCGGTACCGCCGTGAACCGTTTCATCTGCGGCTTCTCCGCATCGTTCCACTTCCGCGCATACGACCCGCCGACGCTGAACCCGGAATAGACGCCTTTCTGAACCTTGATCCACTCGGCGTCGTCGACAACCTCGGCGCAGATATCGATCGCCTTCTCGACGTCGTTGAACGTGATCTCGTTCAACTTTCCAGCCGCGACCTTGCCGTGCATAGCGCGCACGTTCCCGACCGACTTACCGTCCGTTGCCTTGGCGATCTCGCCGGACCATTTCTCGAAATTCGGCTTGGACGATTCGTAGTCGAAAATCTCGCCAGAACGGTCGGGCACTTCCTGCGTGGCACGGCCATAGACGCGACGTGTCGCTTCGTCGACCTTCATCAGACGCGCAAAAATTTGCATGGTCAGTACCTCAGAGGATTTTCAGACAGACCGTCGACGACGTGCAGTACAGAAACCGCACGCCAAACGCCGAATTGACGACGACTTGCGGGCTTGCCGCGCCGTCGATGGTTGGACCGCTCAAGCTGATTGTTTTCGTTCCGTCCGCGTTGCCGGACTCGTCTTTGATGATGAGGAACTGCGGCGCCGCAGTGTTGCCGCTGGTCGCGAATGTGATCGTGCGGGCAGCGGTGATCGAGGTATATCCGACGATGGTTCCGCCTGTCGTCGTCAATGTCGGGCTGGTATCGGCCACCGCGGTACGCCCAACGCGCACCGATCCCTGCAGCAGCGCGGCCGTATTGGCGCCAACGGCCAACGAACTGCTCACGGTCAGCGTGCCGCCAACTGTCAGGCCGGAGACGGTTGGGCTTGTCGCGAGGACAACGCTACCGGTGCCGGTGACGCCTGACCATGACGGCGCGGCGCTGACGGTGCCGTTGCCGGTCTGCATCAGGACGGCCGGCGTGGCCGCAGTATTCCCAGCCAGGCGCGCGCGAGTGCCATTCGCCGACCAATACTGTATGTCGCCCAGCGTCGTGCCGATCTTGTCGACGTAGGCCGTTGTCGCGATGTTCAGCCCGTTGTCGGCATTGGCCGGCGTCGCGACCATCGTGCCAGTCGTGAGCGTCATCTTGTCGACGTTCCACCAGACAGCGCCGTCGGTGAACGTGGTCGCCGGGCCTAGCTGCGATGCGTGACCTTGATCGGTCGACAGGTACTCGGTGCCGCTGGCCGTGCCGCCCGCATCGCTGAGGTAGATCGATGGCGATCCGCCAGCAAGGCTGCCGGTGACGAGATCGCGCGTCGAGGTCGTCTCGATTCGCACGCACGCGACGGTGCCGGCGCCCGCGTCGAAACAGTCGTTGCCGATGATCGAATTCGCTGAGCCGTTGGCAAGCTTGATGCCATAGGTGTAACCGGTCGTTTCGAGCAGATTCCCCGCGACCGTATTCCCTGTCGCCGTGTACACGCCGCCATCGAGCAGAATCGCCGCATCATTCGCGAGGTTCGAGCCGCTATCGGTGTAAACGTGGTTGTCGCGAATCACGATCCCGTTGACGTCGACGCGACCGTACACCGCGCGGCGAATACGATCGAAGAAATTCTCGCGAATTACCGTGCCGTATCCCTGGAACGAATCCGACGGCGTGCCACCGAAGGTATGCGCGGTGCCGCCGAGGACGATCGCGTCCTGATTGCACTGAACGCCATTCTTCGCCGAGTTGCCGATGAACACGTTGTCGTGAATATGCACGGTCGTGTTCGTCACGAAAACATACGGGTTAGAGTTCGTGCCGCCATCGGTGAAACTGAGATTGCGAATCTCCAGATAGCCGGTGCCGTAGCTGATGAGCTTGCCGTCAGTCGCGGCCGAGCGCATGTCGAGGATCGTTCCGCCAGTGCTCGGCGTGCCGCCGTGCCCATACCAGACCGGGCCAGATCCCTGCAGAATGATCGGATTCTGGTTCGGGACCGATGCGCCATCGTTCGGAATCGCCAGCTGCGAATTGATGCGGCACTTACCGGCCGGGAACGTGACGATGCCGCCGGTCAGCTGCGCCGCCGTGATAGCGGCCTGAATCGCCGTGGAGTCGTCCGTCGTGCCGTCGCACTTCGCGTTGTATGGCGCTGCCGTGACCGCGTAGCTCGTCGTGCCCAAGACGACGTTGCTGGTGCCGCACGGCGCGCCCACATCCGCGAGCGTGCCTTTCGTGTCGGAGAACTTCGCGCAGTCATTCGTGACGGTCGGTGTCGTGACGCCGGGAATAGAACTCGACGCCGTGACCGCAGATTTCGCGATGAACCCCAGCGCGTAGAAATCACGTAGGTCGCCATCCGCCGGCACAGCCTGCCCGCTGGCGTCGATGGCATACACCTGACCGCTGCGTCCGTTGACGGACTGACCGGCGAAGTTCAGGTTGGTGACCGTCGTCGCCGCGTCGGCAAGGCATGCCGTCAGCGCGAATAGCAATCCCGCTAGGATTTTCATTCGTCTGCGCCTGCCTCGTCGTTGTATACAATGGGTGAAACTACACAATTACAGTTCGGGTGCTCCGGTTCGCTCTCCGAACCGCTCGGGAACGAATCCTCTAAATCAATCTCGCCGGCATCGGCATTCGCAGTGCAGTCGTCGCACGGATTGTCGTCACCAATCAGCCAGACCTTCCCGCGCACGACGCCAGACTCGCGCCAGGCCGCTTGCCGTCCACTGCCGTCGGCCATCCGCGTTTCGGTCCGTGCGATAGCCTCGGCGCGCTGCGGGCTGAACGCGTAGGACGTTTCGAGTTCCTCGGTCAGCTTGTCGGTCGTCCAGCCGTCTTCGATGGCCTGCGTCACCAGCCGATTCACCGCCTCGCGCGTCTCATCCGTGATCGCCCACTCTGCCTCGGGATTCGCGACGAGTTCGCCGTCGATCCACTTCATGCCGATCATTTCGGCCGCCCGGTCGCGCGCGTAGCCGACGGACCAATCGTTGACGAATCCCTCGCCAATCCCGACGCCGCTGCCAACCTCGGTCGCGCCGTACTTCACGCCGTCTGCGGCCGACAGCTGCAGCGGGTGCGTCGCGGCTGGCGGGATCACACCGAAGATCGCGTCCCAGTCGAACCCATCGTCGCCGGTCGCTTTCGCCAGCCGCGGCGCGGCCTGTGCCGTGACGATCTTCACCTGCTCGCGGAATGCGCGCTTGAGTCCGCGCGTCATCCGCTGGCGTTGGATCATCGTCGGCCGGCGTTCAATGTACTTTTTTTTTACGGCCTTCTTGAGATCAGCGACGGCGGCGAGTTTCTGCGCGGCCGACGGTTCTGGCTTATCCTCGGCCGGCTTCGCGCCAACCGGGTTGCCGTCAGGACCGACCGGCGCCAGCGGTGCAACCGGGTCGGGAGGATTCAGCACATCGGCCAGCAGCGTCGCGCCCTGGCCGGTATAGACCATCGGCTTGCTGCCGAGTCCGCCAGGATACGGATCTTGCCCGCGCGCGGCGCGTGCTGCATCGATGGTGATGCTCCCGTTGCGGATGTTCGTGTCTTCGATCACCGCCGCTATGGCTGGGTCGAGTTCCTCTTCGTCCTGCCATTGGAATTCCAGGTCGGGGCGCTTCATCACGCGCGCGAGGATGTAGTCCATCGTGGACTTCCACCAACGCTTGAGCGGCAGCAACCCCTCCGTCTTCGCCGCGTCGGCCTGTGCCTGCGCGGTCGCGCGGTTCATCTGCTTGACGAACGGCGTTGGCGGCACGCTGAATGCGTAGCAGCAGACGCGAGCGAGCCATTCGTCGTACTCGTCTTTGAGCACGGCATCTTTCGCAAACGTGATATCGCCCTTCGGGGTCCAGCGCATCTTCCGGCGCATCCCGGCGTTCTGGCCGGTCGGGTTCTCGAACAGCTGATCCCAGTAGCCTTGGAACTCGGCGATCTGCTGCGGATTCCAGGTTTCCGGCAGCGACCCGAACGCGTCGGGGATCGAGCCCTCGCGATAGAAGTCCAGCTGAAACATCTGGCGGCGCAGCGCGATATTGACCGACACGATGATCTGCTCGACGGGCGAGTAGCCATAGACCTTCCACGACCGCATGTTCCGCGGGCGATAGATCAGGTGCGGTAGTTTGTCGCCGCCGAAATCGGGCTGATCCTGCTCGGGCAAGTGGCTGTAGTTCACCGCCGCCAGGCCCTTGATGATCTGCTGATACGCCGGCTGTCCGGGGTCCGGCGTGCGGCCCGCCGCGTCGATCTTCGGCGTGATGAGCGAGCCGTCCATGTAGTCGAGCGAATACAGCTTGCCGCCGTTCGTCATGCGCGGGTAGATCGTCGCCGCGTCGATGACGAACATGTCCTCCATCAGCACGCGCGACCATGTGTCGTAGTCGTGAACGCGATCCGGGTACTGCATGAAGTCGAGGACGTCTTTCGCTATCGCCTCGTCCGCATCGGGATGGCGCGGGGCGATCGTCCAGTCCAGCGACTGCAGCTGATCTTTGCGCGTCTCCAGCACGAGCCGCAGAATGTCGTAGTTCTCGGCCAGCGCGCGCAGCTGCGGGAAGCCGATCGCCTCATCGGAGCGCGGCGTCCACTGCAGGTTGTAGCCGGTCTGATAGTCGAACTGCCGGCCGATCGCGCCCTGTCCTGGGCTCTGCGCGTACGGATAGACCGGCTGGCTCGGCGAAAACAGCGTCTGGCCAGTGATGTTCATGATCGTCATGCCGCCATCGGCATTCAACCGCACTCGCGGTTTCAGGTTCGAGGCGATGCGGACGACGTTGGGCACGTATCACGGTCCAATGGGCGGAAATGAAAAACCCAGCACTGGGCTGGGTTCTCGGGGGCGGCAACGGCGATTGTGCCGGAATCTACCCCATGGCGGTCTGGACTGCAAGCAGGTCGAAGGATTTTCCTCGTGCCCGGTCGCGAAGTACGGCACCGACTTCGGCCGTGGCGACGTCGACCATGGCGAAAAACTTGCTGCGCGTCAGTCCCGGCATGGCCTTCTTCGCCGTCTCGAAGCGCTCGATGCCGGCGCGTCCATGAGTGCAGAAACGTGCTCGCAGCGCCGTGACCCGTTTCGCCCCCGATTCCGAGGTTGCGATCACTGCGACTATCCCCTCGATCTCCGACGCGAATCGTTGTGCAGCCTCGCGCGTGTGATCGAACCCCCTGGCCTTTGGATGCATCAGCCGATAGATCACGTTCGTTTCGGCCGGCTCGGGCGCGCATCGGTCGGTCGAGAAAAACGACCCCCACAGCTCCAGCCGCTCGTGGACATACTCCTCGAACTCACTACGCTGCATTTTTCCCCTTCGCCTTCTCGGCTTCGGCTTTGTAGAAATCGAGCATGGCGAAGCGCCCGCTGAGGATCATCGGCCCAAGCCCGTAGCGGATCGCATCCCAGCAATGATTGTGCGCATCGACGAGATCGGGCAGCACATCGCCGGATAGCTTGTCGATCTTGTAGCTCCACAGCCGCGCTTCGTCGGCGGTGTAGCGGCAGCTTGGATGGATGACGATCTGCTCATACTGCCGCAGATGCGCGACGCCATCCTCTACGCTGCCCTTCCACTTCTCGCACGCGATCATGTTCGGATAGCCGTGCTGCTGCATGTAGCTGATCGTCTCGGGCCGGGCGCAGTCGGCACGCGATGTATACTTTCGCGCATTGGGTATCTCGTCGAACCGCGCAGGCAGCCGATCGATATCGATCCCGACGCCCCACACTTCACGACGGATGAACAGGCGGCGTCCACAAATATACATTTCAATCATGGCTGACGGGTCTTGCGAGAATCCCCAGTCCACGCCAATGTACGGGCCATCCCACCCCAGCTGCGGCTCGAACGTCTCGACGATGTATTTGCCCTTGAGCACCTGGGCCGCGCTGTTCTTGCGCGTCTTGCCGCCCCACACGTTCTCCGCCGCCTCGGGATCGACGCTGTAGAGATAATCCTTTTCCTTGCGCAGCTCTTCGGGGAACCACGGATTGTCCGGCCAGTTGATCTCGATCACGCGCGCGTCTGGAGGCGTCTGCATCACAAACCGCTGGTGCGTCGGGTCGTCAGGCAAGTCGGGGTTGTAGCTGACCCATATTTCCGATCCTGGCGTTCGGATCGTGGGTATCAGCACCTTCCAGCTTTCCTTCGAGACCTTCTCAGCTTCCTCAACCCACGCAATGTCGATGCCTTCCATCGACTTGATCTTCGTGACGTTGTTGCGAATGCCCTCAAACAGGATTTCGCTACCCCAATCGTTGCTGATCTCGTGCTGCGTGATGTTGAACCACGGGCCCCAGCCGAGTAGGTCGATCTGATCGGACAGCAGCTTATGCACACTGTCCTTGATCGATACCTGCAGCTCGCGCGCGCAAAGTATACGAATGGATTTTGTTATGCTTCGTAGCAGCAGCTCACGCGCGAATCCCCACGACTTGCTGCTCCCGCGGCCGCCATGCGCGACCTTGTAACGGCTCGGCGCCGAGAATAACTCGCGTATCTTCGGCGCAACCGCGATATCACTGACCGCTACTGACACGAATGACGCTCGGGAACATCGGCTTGCCGTTGCTCGTCATGTCGACCGACTGTTTAGACTTGCCGTCGAGGCGGTCGCCGAGTTCCTTGAGCGCCTTCATGTCGCCAGCGACCGCGGCCTTTACCAGCGCGCTGGCGGCCTTGTTGAGCGAATCTTCGTTGCGTACGAGAGCGCGACGAATCGCACTCGACCACTTGGCGCCCTTCTTCGCATGCTGATTGCCGGGGTGCGCCTTGGGCGACAGCGGCGGCGAAACTGTGACGTCCTCTTCTTCGCTCACGGCTTGCGGCGCAACGCGTTGACGATTGCGCCCCACAATGTTTGCGCGATGGCAAAGCCGAATCCGAACAGCAATCCCGTGAGGATCATGTCGATCGCACCGCCAACTGTTACCACGGTACCCATGTACCAATCCCCTTCCGATGTGAGACAGATCATACGCGATGAAAAACCCTACCGTTTTTCGGCTGAGGTTGCAAGCCCTCGGTGTTCGCCGCACCAGTCGCCCCGAGCGATAAGCGGCCATATCGGTGACCGCACTCGCATCCACGCATTGACCTGCGGCTCTCCAGGCGGCGTTATCGGATGCATCTCCGGCTTTGGGGCGTAGCGCCTACAGGAATCGATATCGTTTGGCTGTTGCAGTCCGGGCGGTTGGAACCAAAACCGACAATTCACGCATCGTTCATTTTGCATGGTTATTCTCCAAATAGGAATTATTCTCATCCAGTGCAGATAGTGCAGGAATCCCATATCGGTACGTATGTGCGCGCATACGCGCGCGTGGGACGGGGATAAAGCAAGTCCTGCACTATCTGCACTGTTTTTCCGAAAAATCGCACAGTTTTCATTATAGTTTCAAGCCTATACCGAGCATTCTTGACGCTCCGTTGCTTCTTTCGATTTTGAACCCTCGGCTTTCAATATCCTGACTAAATCGTTTCTGCGTGCCGACGAATTCGTTCCGTTCTTCGCACCAATCCCTGTAGTTTTTATACAACTCGCTCGATTTATAGGACAATGACTTGAGGACGGTGCAGCACTCGTCGATCCAAATCTGCATCGTGTCCTCAGCCGACAGGTAGTCATCCGTCGCCGCCTTGACACTGGAAGGTGCCGCCAAGCCCTTCGCCGCCCACTGTGCCGCGCCTTCGACAGCCCATGCTAGTATCCCAGCGGCCTCGGTCCAAAGTTGCTCTGAGAGCCGCGGATTCGGTTTTTCGGGGCGTTGCGTGAATGGGATCAGGTGCAGGCGTCGGCGGATCGCTTCGTTGACGCTACGAAGTCCTGGCTTGTGGTTGCCGGCAATGATTAGCTTGAACTGAGGTATGAACGTGAACTCGTTCTGGCGCATGAATCTCGCGGTGATCGGATCGCCGCCAGTCATCGCCGTGATGCGCTGCTCGTTCCAGCGCTTGCCGGCCTCAGTCTCCTGCGCGGTGACCATGCGGGCGCCGAGAAGGGATGCCAGTTCCTGCGGATGCCGGTCGAACTTCGACTCCGTGAATGTCTCCATGCTGGCGACTCGAGCATAGTCGCCGATCAACCGATGCAGCGTGTTGAGGAACGTTCCCTTGCCATTGCCGCCGGTTCCGTAGACGAAGAACAGGGCGTGTTCGATCGTCAGCCCGGTCAGGGCGTAGCCCGCCATGCGCTGCAGAAACGATTGCAGCTCGAGATCGCCGGCAGTAGCGTCGGCGAGGAACTGGCGCCAGGTTGGCGCGTCACCGCCTGGCGCAACAGCTGTTGCGCGACAGCAGTAGTCCTCGAGGCGTGCTGCGCGCGATTCTCCGGTCCGCAGGTCAACGATGCCGGCCGGCGTGTTGAGCAGCCAGGGGTCAGCATCCCACTGCTCCGTGGTGGCGGCGTGCGCGCGATCTGCTCGAGCGAGGTTCTCGACGGCGGCTCGAGTCGATGCGGATTTGATTCGCCGCACGCCGGTAGGACTGGCGTTGCTCGAGAGAATGTAGTTGTTGGCCTCAGTGACGCATATCGCTCGAGCGAGATCGAACACATGGAGCGTCGTATCCTCGAGCCAGCGCGCTCCGGTCCAGCGCATCCACTTGCCCCACTGCGCGACGTAGCGGAGTTCTGGATGGTTGAGTGTGAATTTCTTGGCGAGAGAATCTTCGGTTATTTCGGCTTCGTCGATGGTGCGGGCCGGTTGCCCGGCCAGCGACGCGACGCGAGCGCGAATGGCATCGGGACCGTCAGCCGATGAGAGGTCATTGAAGTCGGTCATTTCGGCGCGTCCGGCAGGATCAGGATGCCGCCGACGGCCGATGCCGCACGTTGCGCGCCTTCCTTGCCGGGGTTTTTGCCGGTTCGCTGCTCAGTTTCCCAGTCGTTGTCGCCACAAATAAGGATTTTCGTGTAGGGGTATTTGCCGCGCAGTGCGACCGCGACGGGGAGTAGGTTCATGCAATTGAACGCCACAGCGACGGGCGCACCGGTTGCGCCATGAAGCGAGCCGCCGGTCGCATAGCCCTCGCAGACCATGACCGTATGCGTGATTGGATCATCGCCGATCAGATGTCGCAGCCCGGAGACGCGCTGACCGCGGAGGAACATTTTCGAGCCGTCTGCATCGATCGATTGCAGACCCCATAGCACGCCGTCCGCATCGGTCATTGGTATCTGCAGACGATCACCGCGCTGGCGAATGCCGAACGGGAGGACTTTCTTGCGGACGAGATAGGGATGCCCGACGAAGGCTGGTTGCGAATCGGACCAGAGGAACCGCGCTCGAGTCTGGGCGTCGAGATGCTGCTCGAGCCGGCGCTGGTCGACGACGACCTTGCGCCGCAGCCAGTCTCCGCGCTGGCGTTCCTTGCGTTCTTCGGCGAGCGGCTCGGGGAAGAGGTCGGCCAGCTCGAGGCCGACGGCGGCAAGAATGTCGCCAGCGGAGCAGCCAGCGAAGCAATGGATCAGCAGTCCATTGACGCCGACTGATATTTTCAGTGATGGCGATCGGTCGCCATGGGCAGGGCACCGAGCCATCCAACCGCTCGGCGTGCGCTTCACGCCCTCGAGACGGGCCGTGAGTATGGTTTCATCCATCGAAATACCCCAACGTCTTGTGTTTGTAACAGCCGTCGGGTATTATTTCTTCGTTCGCCCCGACGGTCCTGGCCGGACAGTCAATCTCAGCCCGATCTTACCAATCGGGCTTTTTCTTTTCCGAAGCTTACACCTTCGATAACGCCGAGTCACACAGTTCGGAGATCCCATCGAACGCAGGCCGTGAGCCCAACCGCGCAGCCTGGCGGCCTATTTCGGCGATGGCTTCCTCGGGGGAGCGCGCGGTGACGGCAATAGCTCCGGCAGCACGCAGGAACTTGCGCCACTTAACCTGCTCTTTCGATTCTCGGCCGTCACCGGTTTTTGATTCAACGCCGGTAAATACGGCAATTTTAGCGCCGACATGCTGAGGCAGAACGGTAATTATCGTCAATCCGATATGATCGCTGGACCCATCGCATAGACCGGCGTGCAGCGGATGCGCGCCTCGAATGAGGACATCACCCGCGCGCACATCCACGGTAGCCGGACCGCCGAATCGTTGCGCATTCCCGCACCACCCCTGGCGTACATCATTCCTGAACATCCGCACATTCCGCATGGCTCGGCAAACGCCGAGCACGATGCGGTTCATCAGTGCCGTTTCGCTCACGACAGCGAGGCCGTCGCCGATGCCCCACGGAACGCACGCGCGGCCCTACGCGCTCGTTTCGCCTCGGCCGCCGCGATACGCTCGGCTGCCTCCACAGCCGAGCGCTCGCGCTTGCGTGGTTCGGACAGGACGCGTCCGCCGAGGCCGCCGAGCATGGCGGCCAGCGTCAGGCCCATCAGGGCGTTCGGTTTCACGGCGCCGGACCGTTGAAATCGAGCGGCGCCGGATCGGTCAGCGGCAGGGCCTTCGCCGAGGCGGCGTTGGTGCCCATGTCCAGCGCGATCTGCTCGTTGTAGGCAGCATTACGCGCCGCGATGTAGGCGCCGATCTGATCCGGCGTGAACGCCTCGCCGAAGCACTTGCGTCCGCGCGTGACGGCACCGCGATTGCCGGCGCTGAAATCGTAGCTGTTGCCGGCGATCAGCGGATAGCTCGGATCTTGACCGAGGGTGACGGTCGCTTCCTTGACGTCTTGTGAAATCTCGACTTTGCGGTCGGGGAAATCGGACTCCAAGCCAGCGAACACGTACTCGCGCGCGCAGCCACCCGGATTCGACGGATTGACCGCCCATGCCGGGTTATTCGCGATCTCGGCATCGATGAGCGCGAACGTGGCATAAACGCCGTGCGCATCGGCATGCACTTCGTAGTTGGTCGGATCGACCGGTTCGATAACGGTCCAGCTGGCAGCTCTGAGAATTGCGGCCATCTGGTCAAGCGTCATGTGAGAGAAATTCTGCGTCACGGTGTAGTCCTCGGTTTGGTGGATTGAATGGGCGGTTTCCACGAGCAAATTTCTTGCCCAGATTTGTCGTGCGTCAGGATGGCGCGCGCCGTCGCGTCGCTGAGATGATCGAACCCGTCGCTCGAGCCGCAGCCGGCCGGGCCGCAGTGTACGAGAATCGGCGCGTCAGCAAGACAGAGGTCATGCGCGCGAGGTTCGGGCGAGGTCGCACAGCCGGACGTGAGCAGGCAGGCGACGATGGTGATGAACGCGACGACGATGAACAGTGCGGTTTTCATGGCGGCTGATAGTCCTCTGCGGAATGGCGGCGGGCGGACGGCACGCACGAACCCGGTCACGACGGCGCCTGCCAATTCTCGCCCAGCTGTTTCGCGGCATCGCCGACGGGCGCGGCTGCGACGTCGGCGGTTACGCGCGCATGTGTCTCGACGGCCGCGGTCGTGATCTTGGCGTCAGCGACCGCGACGTGATCGGCTCCCGACCGCGCGCCCTTCGCGAAAATGTAGGCGACGGCGGCCAGCACGGCGGCGATTATTCCGAATATCTTGAGGAATGGTCCGGTGATCCATGAGAGCATTTTGTTGCCTCCAGGCGTGATATGCGTTCAGCGTTCGCGGAGTCGCGAATCGAATGGACGATGAGTCCGGTCGCCGTGAGCAGCAGGCCGAACAGCAGCAGAGGGATCGCGTATTCGAGCGGCATGGCGCAGCATACTACTGCCGGCGCGCCCGCAGCCACTCGATCAGACGGCCTATGCCGACCAATATCAAGAACGAATAGGCGATATACGGTGCAATTTCTGCGATGAAGTGAGCATCCGGAAGCGCGGAAGTTGCCCATGATATGGCCGCGACTGCCGCGTTAGGATTGGCAGCAGCAGCCGTTGCAGCACCGGCACCGGTCGCGGCGATCGTGCTCACGATGGCGCCGCCCTTGGTCACCGGTACGCCGACGACACCGGCACGCTTGAGCCCTTCGTCAAGCTGTGCCTTGGTGCAGAACTTCTCGAACGAACCCTGTTCGTGAATTGTCATCGCGCGACAGAGCTTGTACATGTCGTCGTAGGCGTGCAGGTTCAGCGCATCGTTCGGACCGAACCCGGTCGTTTTCGCGACAGCCGCGATGTAGGCCGGCGTATCGTTCTCGGTCGGTGGCGCATACATCGTCACGATATCGGTGATCGTGCGAACCGGCTTGCGGCGATAGGTGCCGTCCTCGTTCTTGGATCCATCGAAATAGGCGATCAGGTTCCGAGCCATTGCGCGGAAGCCCCAGGCCATCGACAGGAATTTGCAGAACGTCGGGTCGGACTGATCCTTGTCGAGTCCCTGCCAGGGATCACCGTGTTCGATATTCCCCGGATTGAATAGCGCTATTCCGCGCGGCAGCGTGGTCGTCATCGTCATATCCCCCAGTGTTTTGAATGTTCGTCCGGCTCATCAGCCGCCGGCTTGATGGCGGAGTGGCGGATCGTGAACCAGAATGCGATTGCGGCGAGGACGACCGTTACGCCGGTCCAGAACGCCCAGGCTTGGAACGGCGTCACTTCGGCGCGGCCGGTTTGCCGAACTTCGCGCGGATCTTGGCGATAAGTTCGAGTCCGCGAGCATCGAGCCAGACATGTACGGACGTGGGCACGAATATCGCTCCGACCAGCACGAATAGCAGATCGTTCAGGATGGTATTCATGCGCGCCACCGTCTGGGTTGCAGGCGATAGGCTTTGATGCCGATGAGTATGACACCGCATGCCGTCGCGAACGCCAGCCCGAGAACGAATCCATGCAATAATTCCATCATCGTTTCCACTCCTCTATTTTGTCGATGCGGTGATCGTGCGTGTTGACGCGTTGCTCGATGCCTTTCATATGCTCGTCGATACGCGCATAGCTGGTCGCCAGGTTGGCTACCTGCTCGGACATGGCGCGCATGCTCAAATTGAGCTGCGACATTTGCCCCTTGAATTCGGTATTGAATTCGGTCTGTAGCGCGATCTGCTGGTGCTGGTCGTCAGCGACGCCGCGCATGAACCAGAGTAGGCCGCCGATCTGGACGACGAGGAATAGAAGCAGCTGAGGCCAGGACGAGTGCAGCCACGTTATTCGCGACTGCTTCTCGTCGGGTGCAGCTGAGGTGGTCACGACGCGGTGATTTCCGCGAGTAGCGTGTCGGTCGTGCCGTTGAACGCAGCCATGAAGTCGGTCGCGTGCTGTTGCTGGGCCGGCGTGAAATTGTCATATCCGATCGCGCAGATTGTGCGAGCGAGGCCGACGACAAGATTCGCATTGATGGTGATTACCACATCGGGATTGTACTCATCTCGCGTCGGCCTGACCCGGATACCGAGCAACGTTTCGCCTTGCACGACGAATCCGGTCAACAGTGTATTAGCCGACGCTTTCTGAGCCGAAGATGCGGCCGCAAGAATCTGCTCGGTCGCGAGTGACATCGCGTTCGCCTGCGACTTGTTGCCGTTGATGATGATCGAGCATGCAGTTCCGCTCATGGTTGCTTACCTTTCTGCGCCGGGGAATCGATGCCGGCAGGATAGCTGAAATCGGTCGGTTTGGCGTATCCGTGAGAGATCATGACCGACTGCAGATCGCGCGAATCGTTGCTGAGTAATCGCAGTTCCATTCGCAGCGTCTTCATCTCTTCGGTCCGGCGAATCTCGTTCTGTCGCAACTCGTCGCGGATGCCGTAAACCGCGTCGACGGTGAGTCCCATTACGAAAGCGACGATCAGGAGAAGGAAGGCCAGCATTGGCGGCGATCCAATCGTGCCGGCCAATATTACATTCCACACGCTATTACTTCGGTTCCAGTCCCGCTCCATTCACTCCCCCTCATACACCCCGACTGCCGGGCCCGTCAAGCGGATTGTAGAGGCTGCCGGCGAAGTCGGCGACCTGTCAAGGTTTACAGTTGACGTAAGTGATGCCGGATCGCTGCCAGCGTTTGGCATTCTGCATTGCTGATATTGGCGGCGCCGACCGGCGACCTGACCAGCCAGCGCGCGCGGTGACGCGCGAAGCCATATGCGCTCTAACGATTGACGTTTTTCGTTCAGCCCGCACGAACAATCGCGCAATGAATATCCAAAAATTTTGCCATCTCGTAAACGCTACTTTCAGTTCCGCAGGCGCCGATGCGCGCGCTATGCACGCTTCATGGGCCACGCTGTCCACTCTTGGCCTGCCATATATTGGAATTGCCGCATTGGAATGCGACCTGCGTCCGGTCATGTCGAAACCGCTAATTCTGCTGTCGTGGTTGGCGCATCCATCCAGAACAGACTTAGCGTAGCTGCGGAGATCGTCGTCGACGTATCCAACTTCGACCATTTTTCCATTGACGACAAATATCATAAATACCTCGGATCAATCCCCTTCAACGACGCCCCGCGCGCCCGCAGAATATGCATGGCCCAGCGCTCGGGCTTCTTCATGCCCTTACCGCGCCCGAACGCCGCCAGTTCCTCGAACGTCTTCGCGCGCCCCTGAGCCATGCGGGCAGCTGTTCGTTCGGCCGCCCGCGCGCGTTCCTCTGGAGTTACTTCCGCGAGCGTCCCTTCGACTTCCGCGACTTCGCGCGACTGGACGGGGAACGGGGTGCCGCACTCTCCACATGCCCGACTGGTAGCTGGGTTCGCGAAGTAGCATGCGCCGCAGATGCGGATCGTTTCGTTTTTCTCGGATTGCTGGCGCGCGGGACGACCTTCCAATGACCACTCGCGATCGTCGTCGGGGTATCCGTGTCGCTCGCTGTTGCCGGCGTGGTCGAGGATGAAAGCACACGGTTTCGTTCCGCCGGCGATAGCGCGGCGCCGGTCTGCAGGCCCCGCAAGAAGGCTTCCCCAACCTGAGTCTCCGTAGACTGGTCTGAGGGCTCGTCCGACTTGCTGGAGATAGAGTCCGAGGGATTGCGTGGGACGTAGGAGAATGACGCACTCAATTCCAGCGACGTCGATGCCCTCGCCGAATAAATCGACGTTTGTAAGAATCTTGATTTTTCCGAGTTCAAATTCACGCATAGAACGTTCGCGAGCATCTCGCGAAGTTTCTCCGTCGACATGCGCCGCTCGAAATCCTCTGCTTCGGAACTCGGCAGCGGTCCGCTCGGAATGATCGATACTCGCACAGAAAATGATTGTTCTAGCATCTTTGCAAATCCTCTCGTAGTGATCCACGGCATCGCCGATGATTTTCGGCGTGTTCATTTTCTCCACAACTTCACTTTGTATAAAATCGCCCATGCGTGTGTGGAGTGCCGACGTATCGAGCGGCGGCGCCCATAGGCGATAGGGTGACAGGTAGCCTTCGGCGATCAGCTGCGCAGTAGACGGTCCGCGCACCATGACATCGAAACAATCGGCAAGCCCTCGGCCGTCCAGACGGCACGGCGTGGCGCTGAGGCCGATGTGTACGGCGTCGGGGAACGCAGCGAACACCGATTGCCAGGAGTTCGCGCGGATGTGGTGACAATTGTGGACAAGTATACCTTCTACGAAATAGTTGTTGTTATCTTCAACTTCGATATTGTAGACGAAACCGTCGCCAGCACGTCCTGCAAATGTTCCATCACTTGTCTGTTCGTGAAACGCAACAGAGTCCACGCGCGCGATTCCATAAATTCCGTTTTCTTTTTGTCCTGGGCTTGTCGAGAAAGAGCCGTATGAGAGAACCCGTCTATCTCGATTGCAAGACAAATATTCGGATTCGCTATATCGATCTTGTAATGCGTCGGAATCCCGCAGCCGCGAGTTCCTGTCGGGTAGATGTATTCCGCCAAGAACTCGCGATCCTGCAAACTCTCCAACAGCAATCGCTGCGGTACTGTCATGCCTTTCCCATTCCCTCCGCGCGTCTTTGGTCGATGACCTATGCGAAGAAGTGATGCGCGCATTTTCTCCCTGTTCTCCGCCAGATGCATCGGATTTCGCAAGCGCATTCGATCCGATGCATACTTGCGATTCGTGTTCGCCATGGTGACCGCCGATATCATCGCGCGATATTTCCCCGAGCATTCTTTCCCGCAAAATACCCAGCCCGGATTTGCTAAGCGGTCGTGGCGATACTTGGTGTTTATCTCCACAGGCGTAGCGCATATTTTGCAAGGCGATGACGAGATCGCCAGCTTGTATACTTTTTGCTTCGACATAACCCCTGCCTATTACGAAGAACGGATGCGATTCTGTGCACAAGATCGAACGATCGGCGATGTGAACCGTGCACATCGAGCGAGGTTTCGTTTTGAACTTATGCATGATGCGCTTTAGTTCAACCGCATTTGTTGCATGGTTGAATGAGCGCACCATGTCGCCAACTTCTAGCATGTTTATAGGCTTGCCGTCAACAAGCGTTTCCGCGGGGAAACACTCATCCCAAACGATGTACTTCGGTTTGCGCAGATTTTTGTATCGGCGAACAAGCGTGCCGATGCTGCAAATTTGAATATGGTTGTCCGGCTGCATTGAGTAACCAGCCATCACCAGGCCGTGCGGTATCTCTTCGTCGCGGAACTTGATCGACGATTGCGTTAGCAATTCCTGCCGGTGAACGATGAACCAACCGGTTTGCTTGGCGCGGCCGATGCTGCCGAGCATATGCGACGTGAGGATCGTCTTGCCCGAACCCGTCGGTGCCTGCACCAGCACACGCCGAACGCCACGCTTGATATGCGCGCGGACTTCGGCGATTGCCTGCTGCTGGTAGTCGCGGAGTTCGGACATGCGTCAATGCGGTTCGTGAAGGCGGCCGATGCCGAGCGTCATCCGCCCAGCCAAAAGATCGGCAAAGAATGTCTGCTCTTCGTTAATGCGCCGACTGAATTCAGCGACGGCCGATTCGGCTGACGATTTCCACGCATGACCGACGAACAACGGTTTCTTACCGTATCCAGTCGGGATGCGATCCTCATTGCAGCACGGCATGCAGTGAAACATCACCACGCCGGGCGTATGGCACTCGCAGTCGCACTTTGGTGCGTTCGCCACAAATCGCGCCCGCATAAACTCGTCCATCGCCTGTTTCGCCTTCGCGTAGTACGCCGCGACGTCGGCCTCGTGTTTCGGCGAAGGCTTGAGGCATGCGCGTTCGACTAGCTCGAAGTATCGTTTGAGACGCCACGCGGCGGCACGTCCGAGTTTCGCGGCGAGTAGGCGTTTGTTGGCGTCGGTCATAGCAACGCTCCCGCATCGCCTAGAATTTCGTCGATACGCTCGACTACATATTCACCGGCCATTTCGTGAATATTGGAACTCGTCGCTTGATTTTTCAATCGAGTTTTGCAGAAACGCGCCATCATCCAAATCAATTCCCACTGATCGGGACGCAGCGACACGCTAACCAAACCGTCGTTCGCACTCATCTTGTGACCTCTCTATTTTGGAATGGACGCACCAGCCGCTCCCGCGCCGATGCTTGAACCCGTAACCATGGCAGTCGCACAACGGCCGTCGATACTCGACGCGCATGCGGAACCTGTCGATGAACATCGTCTCCGTTCGGCAGTACTGACAGCGCGGCGGACGCACGTATTCACTCGGACGTTTCCGCAGCGTGCGGCTCGCGAAACAGCGCCAGCATCGGCAGGTGTAGCCGCGTTTAAACACGACGTTTCCACGGCCGTTCCGGCGGCCACCGCGTATCGCCGAACGTGATCCATGGCCCAGGATCGGCCGGAACGATCCGCGCACCAAACGGCTGCAGCAGTCGACACAGCGCGATCAACCTGGCGTACTCGGCGCGCGCGGTGTCACTCGAACGATCACTTCGAGGTTCCCCAGTTTCGAGTGCGGACGGCATGCGATTATTCCGGTTGCATAGACGGTTGCCAGCTGCTCTGTCGTGAGGAACTGGGCCCAGAGTTCGGCGGCGTGGAGTAGGTTGCTGCGGCAGGTGGGTTCGTCGGCGGTCATGACAGAACGAACGCCAGTCCGCCGACGATCGCGATGCACACGGCACAGACCAGCGCCAGCGCGAATGCTAGTCCCGGCGCGAATACCATCAGCGCGGTATATCCAGCTCCGCCGATCGCGCCGAGAATCGCATAGCCGGCGTTGCGTTTGGTTTGTTGGTTCATGGTCAGACCGCCTCGAATAGATGGAAGACGTACGCGCCGTCCTGAATCGTGTCGATATAGTCGAGAACGCCGGACGGAGTTTCATGACCAGTCCCGACGACCACAATTTTGCGCGACGTCATTGGCTGCTGATCGTTGCACAGATACCAGATGCACCATTCGCCGGCCTGCAGTTGCGCCGTCAGGAATTTCGCGCCGAACGGAACGGCAATGCCCTGATAATCGGTTTTGAGTAGCTGAGTTTTCCAGATTTTCACCGCGTTACCTCCTGAATAGTTAGCTCGACGCCGCGAAGCTCGGCAATCGCGACGAGCGCAACGCGATGCCATGGTGGTATCCGATTCCGCCGAATCCACTTGGTGACGGCCGTGCGTTCAACCTGCAGAGCGTTAGCAATCTCACTCTGCGAGACGCCAGCTTTCGAGAATCGATCAATGATTGTTTGCGTTTTATTTTTCGCCATAGTGGGCCGATGGAATCATAGCCGCGTGACAATGTCAACAAAATTATTTGCTGCTGACTGTTGACAATGTCACAGGGCAGGAGTACCGTTCACCTATCGACTACGGAGCAAGCCAGATGACGACCATCGAACAATCCCGCGCACGCACCGCCAGCCGCAAGGC